AACTAAAAGTTTTACTTCTAATCCAAAGTTAGTAGATGCTACAGGAAAATTTAAAATAGGCCAAATTTTAGAATTTGATAAAAATGAATTTGGTGCAACTAGCGCTACTGAAAATTTAAATCTTACTTTAGTAGAAGAAAATTTAATTAATGTAGAAAAGAATGATTCATTATCTTATTATAAAAACACTAATGTTCCATTTTTAATTGAAGTAGGTGATGAAATAAAAATCTCTTATAATTCTACAATAGGAGGAATAACTAGTATTAATAGTGCTACCTTTGAAGTAACAAATGTACCTAACAATGGTTTTGATAATGGTATACCTAATGACACAGGTTCATCATTTTTATTAGATGGTGAATGGAAACTAATAGCAAATACTCCAATTCAACCACAAAATTATTACACCGGATCAAATGGAGTACCTATTGTAGGTAGAGCTAATATGTTATATGAAATAAGACCAGAAATTTTAGATTTAAAATCAAAATATAGGTCTAGTACTAACTGTTTTGATAAGTTAGAAGTCACACCTAATCCACAAGATTTAAACCCACCTATACCAGAAGGTAAAATAAATAATCTTCAAATTATAAGAAGAACTAATGCGGATGATAGAGTTATTATTTTTCAAGTTTCCCCTGATAATTCAGAAGGAGTTAATACGCCAAGTGGACCAGGATTTATAATACCTAATGATTTAACAAGTATACAAAAACAAAATGTTGAATCTCTTATATCACTATTAAATGCAAAAAACACTTTTAAAGATGAAATACCAAGCAGAGATGGAGGTTTAACACCGTAATTTTAAACTTGGAGTAAAAAATAAAAATTCATATATTTATAACAAAATAATTAAACACAAATGGGATACTTAAATAACCAAGTAGTAACAATAGATGCTATTTTAACTAAAAAAGGAAGAGAGTTATTAGCAAAAGGAGATGGTTCTTTTCAAATAACACAATTTGCATTAGCAGATGACGAAATTGATTATACTCTTTATAACCCCCAACATCCATCTGGTTCTGCATTTTATGGAGAAGCCATTGAAAATATGCCTTTAATGGAAGCCTTTCCAAATGAGAATCAAATAATGAAATATAAGCTAGCTACATTACCAAGAGGTACATCTAGAATGCCTATATTAGATTTAGGACAAGGAAATGTCCAGTTAAAACAAACAGCTCAGAAAACATTAACTCCTCAAACATTAAATTATTTAGGAAACGACTCAGTATTTGAATCCTCAGGGTATACATTTACAATCTCAGATATTAGATTATTTAGTAGTTTTGTAGGAAGTGGAGTTGACCAACCTGCTACTTTACAAACAAATTCCACAGAAACTGTAGGTACTAATGTTTCTAAAACAGTAATAGGTACTACATTAACTATGAGAGCAACAGGAATTAATACATTATTTAGTAAAGGTAATAGAGAATTAGTAGCAACTTTAACTGTAGTAGGTAGAGATAGTGGAGCAAGATTACAAATTCCTGTATCCGTAAAACAAACAAAATAATTAAAGAACTATGTCATTTAAAAGATTACAACCCGAAGATTTAGTAATTAGCACAGATTCAGTAGCTGGTACTATGTGGACAAATAACATTCCAACATTAACTAATTTTTTTACATCATCTATTCAAGTTGCGGGTACAATAGGCCAATTTTATAATTCTGTATACCAATTAGACCCATCAGCAGAAAATTCAGAAGTTCAATTTGATATTGCTTTTTGTGATAAAAATGGTAGTGGGAGTAGATATTATAATGATCTAGTCCCAGGATATTCTCCTACAGGGACAAATTATGGACAATATTTAACTTTAATTTTAGCAGACGAAAACGCTGAATTTACATTTGGTAACAAAACTTCAAACTATTTTTATGCTATAAATTTACAAAGAGCAAGATATAAACAAAGTATATTACCTGGTTCTTTAATTTTAAATCTAGAGGGCCCCACAGGATTAAGCATAACTTTAACTGATGATAGCCAAACAGGTAACACAGTTCAATTCACAGATGCAGGTAGAGTATACCAGATAGTAAAAGGTTCAGCGGGTACTGTAGATACTAGCTTACAGGTAAATGGATGGACTCAAAGTAAGGGTTCATATGGTTTATTATTACCTGATATAGACGTATTATTGTTAAATGGGGAGGCATTAGATGCTGATAATTCTGAAGGAGGTCTTTTATTAAATACAGGACGAACAGCAGACACTAATGATAATAATCCAATTAAATTACGTAATGCTTTTCAAGCTAGTACTGGATTTACTATCAATAATGAAGAAGTATTATCATCGGATTTTATATTTGTTAGAGCAAGAAATAATGAATTTAATTATTCTGAAAATCCATCATTTATATCAGGATCTACAGGAGAATTAGTACAAAGTAGTTTCGTTGACAACCCTCAAACATATATTACTACAGTGGGGATGTATAACGATTCAAATGAATTATTAGCAGTAGCTAAATTATCAAGACCATTACCAAAAGATTTTACAAAAGAAATGTTGGTAAGAGTCAAACTTGATTTCTAAAATGAATGAGTGCGTTCAAACAATTAACAACCAAGGATGTTGTAATAACTCCATTTGAAGCTAGTAAAGACCAAACTTTTACGGGTAATGAAATAACTGGTTCTGATGTTGGTATAGAAGTATACTATGGTCAAAATTTAACATCTAGTGTATATCCTGGAAGACCTAAAATAAACTTTTTAGATACTGGCTATGTTTATAAACAAGAAGTATCTTTAATATATAGTAGTATAAAACAATTATATTATTCTAATTATATATCATCAAGTTTAGGGGATAACGTTCCTTTACCTATTTTAATACCTGGTGCAAACGAAGAAAGTACTAGAACTACGGGACAAGTATCTGCTCCTAGATATAATAATTATTTACAATCAACATTAACACAATCAAGATATTTCCCAACAGCATCCAATGAAATTTTATCTGTAATATCAATACCTTCAACATTATATGGTGAATTAATTATTCCAACTACATTTAGATCAAATTACACTTCTTCATTAGGAGATAAATATGATATAATAGATGATGGGGAAGGTAATATTTTAGTAAATGGGGATATAAATGGTCAAATATTTTACTCTCATGGTATTATAACTATAACAACAGGTAGTTTACAAGATTTTGGGAAAAGAATTGTTACTACTAATAATTTAGATGGATTGCAATTAAACTTTTCAACAAATGTTTGTATTTACGAACATCAATATAAGTGTGGTATTAGAGATAATGAATTTACTTATTCCCAAAACCCTTCAATACTATCAGGAAGTAGTGATGACCAATATTACAATTTTGCTACAGGATCAGAATTTGTTCCTTATTTAACTACAGTAGGATTATATAATGAAAATAATGATTTATTAGTAGTAGGTAAAATGTCACAACCCATCCCAGTTTCTCAATTTACAGATACTACAATAATAGTAAATTTTGATACTTAGAATCTAAATATTAACCAAAACAATTTTATGGAATGGATAAATACAAATGGAGAAATTATCTCTAACATATCAGATTTCCCAGATAACACATTCGGGTTTGTTTATAGAGTAGTACACAAGCCAACAGGTAAAGCTTATATTGGTAAAAAAGTACTATATTTTAATCGTAAAGTTAAATTAACTAAAAAAGATTTAGCAATGTATGAGGGTGTAGTAGGTAGAAAACCTTCATATAAACTAGCTATAAAAGAATCAAACTGGAAAGATTATTGGGGTTCAAATAAACTACTTAAAGAAGTAATGGATCTAGAACCAATAGAAAATTTTGAACGTCACGTTATTAAAACAGCACCCAACAAAAAATTATTAACATACTACGAAACCAAATATCAATTTGTACATCAAGTATTAGAAAAGCCAGACGAATATTTTAACGATAACATCCTCGGAAAGTTCTTCACAAAAGACTTTGATGGGTAAAATTCTTTTTGTATATTACATCATATGGTAAATGAGCTACTAGTCAATCTAGTAAATACGGTTTTAGGAACAGGTAAAAGGACTGCACGTGGTAATCAAGCACATCACTGTCCTTACTGTAACCATCATAAAAAGAAATTAGAAATAAACTTTTCCCAAGAAAAAAAGGGTCTAAACCCTTGGCATTGTTGGGTATGTAATAAAAAAGGAAATAGAATATCTACGTTATTTAAGAAGGTAAAAGCATCATCTGAAAACTTCCAAAAACTAACCAAATTAATAGGTGAAGAAAAAGAATATAAGAAGGAAGAAACATTTAAAGAATTAAAACTACCCAAAGAATTTTCATCTATCCTCAATAATACAGACATATCAGCTCGTCATGCATTATCATACTTAAAACGTAGGGGACTAACTATAGAAGATATTAAAAAATATAATATAGGATTTTGTGCTTATGGTTCTTATGCTAATATGGTTATCATACCATCATATGAT